CACTCACGGCAATGCCAGTTCTAATGATGTCGGCAATCTGCCTGTCGGCCCTGAGTTCCTCGCTGGTGATGATTGAAGTGTCCTGCTTCAGCGATTCACCAGTGTGCCTCAGAATCTGCAGACGAGAACCAGTTTTTCCTTGCCCGAATGCGTCAACATCTTCCTGAATATAGGACAATTGAACTCTATTTGCATCTGACATCGTTTTACCTTTCTCTTACCAAGTCCAGTATTCACCAGAATTGAAAACAAATATACACGATCTTCTTATCTGTTCTAGAATAGAAGCTTGCGTCGTTGCACAAGTAACTATGGATCCTGATAAATGTCTTGGAGAGACGATCATACTCAAGATCACTTCGCATTCATCTGATGTCGCACCTGTTATTCTCTGAACAGTCTTAAGACTTGCCATCATATTGCAAGCAGCATCGGAAATCCCAGCCAGACTTCGCATCGCTTGCAGATCAGCATCTATAGAACACACAGCAGACGACGCACCTGCAAGTGTAGAGGAAGTGATTGAAAGATTCACTGCTGCAAGAGCTTCTGCCAAAGATGTTCCATTCAAAACGGTGACGGTCACCGTCAGTGATGCTCTTACACCTGGAGGTGTTCCACACTCACCAGCAACAAGAACCACGAATTCCTGAACGCCAACAACATTCGCGATCACTGATGCCAAAGAAGTCGCAGAACCAGCAAGTGATTGCACAACACTGAAGTCTGCTGTCGTAGAAGCTGTGCCATCAACAGAACTGATCAGGTCTGTTAGCGTCTTTATGTTGATGATCACAGAAGCTTCTGCGATCACCTCTGTCTTCAGCAGTCTTAGATCAGCTAAGATGCGTCCCTCCGCTTCGCATTCGCCGATCAAGATTCCTGCCAACTCTTGAACACCGACGAGACTGGTCGTCGCAGAAGAATCTGCAGTGATGGAACCATTAAGATACAAATCCATTCGAAGAGTCAACACTATCGACGCTTGTGCAATAGGATTCCCAATTAGACCGGAGATCGCCTTCGCATTTCCTTGCACGTCGGAATATGTTGGATCCGTTCTTCCGATTAACTCTTGAATACTCTTCAAATTCGCGATCGTAGAAGCCTGTGAGCTCGCAGCAGCTCTTAGAACCGAGACCCTTGTCAGGATTGCTTCTATGCTACACTGTTCAGCCGATGCTACTATCAACTTCTGCGTTCCGCTAAGACTGGCCACCGCAGAACTTTCAGAAGCTATCAGTTCACTTAGTTCTTGAATTCCCTTAAGATTCGCGATTATCAGTGTTTGCGAGGAAGTTGTTCCGACCAAGATAGTTGAAGTCAATATAGGTGAACCAACAACAGATGTTTCACCTTTTATTGAACTTATAAAATCTACACTGCTCTTTACATTTGCACTTGTAGATGCTTGTGAACTTATTGTAGTTTGCAGCTTCTGAACACCTTCAAGATTGGCTATTGCAAGAGCTTCTGCTGAAGATGTTCCCATAAGAGTGTTTATTACTTGAGTCGATGTAATTAAACCAACAATAGATGCTGTGCCATCTACTAAAGCAGCAATGTCGCCGCGTCTTCTGAGATTGGCTTCCAGTAAGACCACACCATCCGCGGATCCAATCAGATCGAAGATCGTCTTGACGTTTCCCGACACAACGACGAACGAATTCACTTCTACCTTCGCATATCTTGGATCAACGAACAGACATCCATTCGTTCCTGGCTCCGCACCACATTGACCTTCTATGAGAACTTCAAACTCCTGTGCTCCTTTCAGGTTAGCAACAACAGCAGCTTGTGATTCTGATAGAGCAATCAAGTCGAATCGTGTCTTTGCGTTCACGTTCGTAGACGCTTGCGGAGTTATCGCAGCTCGCAGCTTCTGCGAACCTACAAGATCACCGATCGGCAATGCGAGCAATGCCGTTATAGTAACGACCAAATTAAACTTAGTCTTCACATTGCCAAAAGCATTTGAATAGGCAGGATATGTGGAGCCAGCAAGGTATTCAGTCATTAGTTTCTCCAGAGAATGTGAATAACATCACCATTTACTGTTCCGTAGAAGCGTAGATCTGAAACATTATTGACAGGAAACGGAATCACTTGTCCTGTTGGTAACAGAAAATCATTCGCGTCCGCGGCTTCATTGGCTGTTGTCACATGTATCTTGCCAGAATTAGTCGCGGGCAAATGAAGCAAACATGAGCGACATGCCTGATTCGTCCCGACGGCGACATTATCCAGAATGGTGAGCTTCTGCGTCCCACCATCTTCGCTCTTCTGTACAAGACTGTCTGTTAATGCTGTTATTAGCCTCTCTATTTGATCCACTTTATGATCCTTTCTAATTTTCATCAACAAAGAAGGGGCATAAAACACTCACCTGCCAATTATCATCAACTCTTCCGACGTTCACGATTCTTGGAGTTTGAAAGTTTATTGTTCCATCAATAACAGTCGTCCTGAACGCGGAAGCTATGACATCAGCGACGCTCAGAGCTCCTGCTATTCCTTGTCCTATAGAAATGTAGATCATTGCATTAAAAATCCCTACGTTTCTAAAAGAACTCACACCTATTTCAAACTGTCTCGAATCCCCAAAGTCTACATTTGTTTGAATCCACGGTCTATCTGCTGGTGTATCTCTCGGATCGTTGTCGAATCTAACAACGAAATTGTTTGCAGTAGCCACACCGTGGAAATAGGTAGTAATAGAATTAGCGATGCTTTCAAAGCTCATTCTTAACCCGAACCAAGAAATAATCTGCGATATAAGGATAGCTGCCGTTTGTCTCGATGTAACATCCAAAGTCGATCACATCAAATCCAGAAGCGGACAAATATCTAACAAACTCCGACATCTTCCATTCTCTCTTGTGCTGTATGTTGGCTGGTCTTCCATCCTGTTGCTTCATGGTACTTTCAGCATCAGGCGTGGACAATAGAATTACAGTGTTGATTATACTGTGGCACTTTATAATCGTCAGCAAAGCGTCCGGATTGCTCAGATGTTCTATGACGTCTGCAGAAATGATCATGTCGAACTTCTTGCCAAGATCAAGTTTCCCCTCGTTGAGATCACAAGCAATCCATCTTCCTCTATGCAATTCCGGGATCGTCTTGATCACACTAAACAAATCTACTCCGGTCACAGTTTCCGCCACCGGACCAATGTACTTCAACAGCTTTGTGGGATATCCACAGCCAAGATCAAGAACGGACTTGACGTTCTGTGTCTTAGCGAGCTTCGCCGCAGCTCTGTAGATCTTGACTTGAAATAATTCCGATCTATCAATTTCTATGTTCATTTCTTTTCGGCCTCCAACTTTCGTAGCTCCCTATACAATAAATTTTATAGATCGCGAAGTACATCATTTTACACTGCTGAGCCAGACCGTCATCTCTTGCAACGTGATTTCCACAAAACCATTTGGAGCTTGCTTGCTTCGTCTCACGTATTCGAGATAAAACACGTATTCTACATTGTTTGTTATATGCACCACAGAAAACGGCGGAATGCTTGCTAACATCGCATCTCCGCGTTCAAAGACTGATGCCCACTGATCAGCTTCAATCGTTCCTGCCGCCGGAGCATTGATTTCCACTTGCCAGTTGCCGCGAGCACGACCAGTATCGACGGGTGTTCGCTGCACAACACGTTTGAAGGTCTCAAGACAAACCGATCGAATGAACTTAACGAGATCTTCCTTCTTTATCTTCTCAGCAGCATTGCTCAGTGCCGAATTGAAATTCTGCAAATTCGTTCCCATTATGTCTCGATTTCCAGGAGATAAAACAAGACGCCACTCTTATTAGATAATGGAATAAATCCCGTCACTGTCCATTCTCTGTTGTAGATCATCAAGATCAGACCGGTTTTTATCTCGAAATTCAAGTCTTTATTAGCGATACCGGTCATCCCTTTTCCGGAAGTCATCAAAACCGTTTTTCCATATCTTTCTTCTTGATCATATGGTGGAATCACCTTTACACTGTATTCGATGGGATCCCCCAATGTGGTCTTGTTCTTCGCAGGATCGAAGACCGCATCAGGATAGATCCTGACTGCTGCATCTATTCCTTTTCTCTGTAAGAGAGAATCCAGTTTTTCCGCTGACAAAGCCATATTATCCGAACAATGAGATCAGTCCAACAATAAGACCACTAAGACTTGTAGCACCAATAGATATCATAAGAAGCATCAGAGTCCAATGACGCCTCAGCTTCTCCTTCAGATCCTCCTTATGCTCCGTAAGATGATTATCAAAATGCGACTTTAACG